TAAGCTTTCCACATTGTATAATCTTCTTCTTTAGGTTTTACGAGACTATAATCTATTTTTGTGTAGTCGTCAAACCCTGTCACGCTGTCTTTCTCTTACGCTTCTTTGCCATTTTTTTAAATGTTTTGGCTAAAGTTTTTGCACGTCCTGTGCATCCGGGTTTAGATATAGGTGTGCATTTACCTTTTGTTCCTCTTCGGGCAATAGATTTGTTGGCTTTTTGTATCCACCCTGTATTACTATTCTTTCTAGCCATCTTTTTGTTCCTTTCCTGTAAAGGGATGATCTCCATTATGCATTTGTTCTACGGATTGCATCCGATGTTTTAAATCACTTATATCTGAAAGAAGAACACCTAACTCTCTGTTACGTCTTTCAAGATTATCAGGACTTAGAATCTTTGAAATTGTTTCTAACTGATTTGTTTTAACAGCTTCTCCTGCTTGTACCAGATCAAGAACAGAGTAGATCTCTGCAATGTTCTTTTTCATTTCTTCTCTGCTTGCAATCAGGTTTCGTACCTGTGTTCGTACAAGCATCCACGCTCCTGACAAAGAGGCCAGTACCGCTGCCAACTGTAAAAGCATTCTGCTGTCTAAGGCAATTGGTTCCATATTGTTTACGTACCATTTTCTTTTACTTTAGGATAAGTTAACATGGCCGGAACTCCTGAAAAATGTACACATGAAATTCCTGAAACATTTTCAAGCATCGAAGACCATGCTCCATTCTTGTTTAAAAATATTTTAAATACATTAGCCTTATCTACCAATCCTGTAAAAATAAGTTGATGTGCTTTGAAAACCTTTTGTATCTCTTTAGTAGGCGCACAATGAGCAGGAAGAGCAGTTATCATTGTTGTTACTATTATCTCCCCTTTTTTTTCTACAGTGCCTTGAGCCAACGCTATAAATGAAAAAAGTAAAAAAACCAGAATAGCTGATAGTCTTAGGATAACCAACTTTTAGCCTCCGTCTGTCTTCGGTTAACTAAACCAGCCAACTGCTTTCCAGCTTGTTTCGTAAACCCTACATCTGGATCAAAAAATTCTGTAAAAGCTCCTTCATAGTCTCCTTCGTTCAACAGTCCAAGTGCTTTACTTCGTTTAAAAGCTCCTGCTCCTACATTATCAATCAAGGAAAGAAGAGCTTCACGCTGACCTCGTGTAAGATCTACTTCTACAGTTTCATCCAAAACCTCATTATGACCGTTTAATCTTTCAATTACGTCCTCTGTAGCTTCTTCTTCTGTTACAGATTTTTTCCCACTTAACGTATCACCGTATCCAATGGTTGATATTTTCTGTTCCTCTTCGTGCTTTGTTGCATAGTAAGGTGCGTCTTTAAATCCTTCGCTCCTTTTAATTATATCCAAAGCAGTTTCCGCTCCTTCAGGCATCATAGGTGTTCCTTCTGTTGGCTGTTCCTCTTGAATAGTTTCTTCAGAAACTTCTATTGTAGCTTTCGGTTGATGAAGCTCTGAAGGTTGTACTTCAGCAACATCATCTTTGGAGAGTGCGTCCAGAATACCAACCCATCTTGTTGGATCAATATCCCCTCGTTCTCCTATAAATTCATCCAGTATACGTTCTTCTTCTGTACCACCACGTGCTAGTTTAACAGGACCGCCTTCGTTATATCTGCTTTCGGTTTCACGCTTTTTCTGAATTAATTCCCGTTCTTTAATAAGTTTCTTTATGTTTTCAACAGCCAGCTTTGCATTAGTTGTACGAACAGAATTGTCAACTTTAGCTTTAAGTTCGCCAGCATCCTTCAACGCACGGATCTGATGATCCTGATTGATACTCATTTCTTTAATGTCAAGTTCACGGTTCTGTAATGCAAGATCAGCCGCATCCCTTGTTGCACCTAATTGCATCTTCTGCTGTTCCAGATCAAGACGTGCTGATTCCAGTTTCAGATTCTGTTGTTCAAGAGAACCTGCATCTCCTCCCATTGTTTCATTGACCTGTAGAATTTTCTCAGCAGCATCTATGGAAAGCTGACTAAGAACTTCAGGAGAAACTTCTGCATTTTGTTCTACCTTCTGTACCTCACTCTGCATAATTCCTGAAAGTTCTTCCTGATACTTCATTACCATGTGTTCTTGAATATTTGCCTGTAACACTGGAACAGCAGGAGCCATCATTTCAGTTTTCCCAAGAGTAGGATCTTCAATAAAAGCGGTTTTAATGGCAATGTGTGCTGCATGATCCTGTTGAGGAAAAGCCTTAATTGGAAGACCTCTAACCACTGACTGAATATCTGCTACAGGATCTTGCGGTTGAGGTTCTTGAGGAGGAACAAAAAATCTCTCAGGATTCTGAACATTAGCAGCTTTCAGGATGGAGAGATGAACCTGTTCCAGATTATACATACCTTGCGGAGCCTGTGAGGACAACTGGAGAACCATTTGCGCCATAGATAGTCGATGGGCGGCAGAAGGAATGTTAGGATCAGACACAGGAATAACATCCACACGACCATCAAAATCAGACTTAAATACACTAGAAGTGATATTAGGTACATCATAAGGGTATTCATCAGGTAAGAACTCAAAGTTAATTTTTGCAAGAAGACGAAATTCGTCACGCTGGCTTTTATGAAGTCTTTTATGTATTGCGCTAAAGAACTTAGCAGAAGACTCAATAAGAGCCATTGTTGTTCCAACGGGTCCGTAATTACTTGACTCATTTACAATCTGTTCTGTCTGGTCTGCAAACTTCTGTCCTGCCTGTGTTAACCAGTTCAACATATTATAAAGGGTCTGGGACGGCTCTTTATAAGGCAACGGAACAATAGACTTCTGAAGATCAAGTCCAGTTGCTTCTACTTCTCTAAACTCACCGGGAGCTATCGGATCATTTCCACCAACAACACGTACTCCCCGTGCCTTAAATCCACCCGGAAGATTAGAAAACTGTCCGGCATCGACAAGACTTCTAAGTGCTGAAGTAGCACTCATTGTCATGTTACCCAACAGATGGATCAGACCCAAACCGTAAAATCCAAATCCCGGTACAAATTTATAATGTATGAAGTAGGTTTGCTTTGATTGGGTTGGGTCTTCTTTTGACCAGTTGCGTCGAATAGCAATTACTTTACGACTTTCTTCTTCAACTGTTACAACGTAAGGAAGAGCAACTTCATCTGGGCTTCCAAATGGTTCCGGTAAATCCAGATGACAATGCTGTTCTAAAATCGTATACTGTTGGTCATAGTTCTCAGCAGGACTAATCCCCATAATTGAATCTATTTTACTTGTAAAGGAATTAGGATCAGGAGCGGTAGCTTCATCTAAGTCAGCATCCATGTACATTCCTGACGCAACATCCCGATCCATTTCAACAGAACTACGGTAAATAACATGTGTATACCGTTCAGCCCTTGTAAGATCAGAAGCATGATAAGATACGTAAAACTGATCAACAGGAACAAATTCAGAACACGGACGACGAAGTGAAGGATCATAGTACATCTTTTTAAATGCAGATCCAATCAAGGGAAGATGAAACAACATCTTTTCAAATTCGTCAAAGTATTCAGTAATCTGTTCCGTAAGCTGGTAATTCATAAAGTTCTGAACACGATTAACCTGATCTTCACGTTCAGGTGTAACTGCACCTATAATCTGGGTACGTACAGGCCCACCAGCCGGAAAAAGTTCTATAGTAGCTTTGGATTGAAACTTGACAGCAGATTCAATTATGAGAGGAGAGACAGCCGTACAAGAACCTTCAAACGGTTCAGTTGTTTCCTGTAGCTTTAAGCCGAGAAGATCAAACCCTCTTTCAAAGGTTGATTCCCATTCTGCCCGTGATTCCTTATCTGCTTCGTAAGCATCTGTAATAGTTTCACCAATTTCCTGAAGTTCGTCATCATCCAGAAATTCAGCAAGATTAGCATAGTGATCTTGTTGTGCGTTCTCTAGTGAAGGATCAACTTCAATAGATTCCAATCCTACTTCTTCAGCACCTTCTGGATCTTCAATCTCTATTTCCAGTTCACTCTCTTCAATCGGAGGCTGTTGTGCTGCCGCGCCACCGGGAATAACCGAAAAC